TATGCCCGGCTCTACCAAGAGATAGCGTTGTAGATTGTCAAAGTCCACGGTGCGTTGCAAGAAAATCAACTTTTGTTTGGGTGTGACGTTGGGCGCCACAATTTCATCAAAGAAGTCTGGATTGTCAGGCACACCGTCGTTGTCGCTGTCGCGGTAGCTGACCAAGACTTGGAAGTCGTCTACGTAGCCGTCGCTTTCCACTGGCTGCCCAATGATTGTGGTGTAGATGTCTGTGCCCAGACTGGCTGCGCTGTCAGGCTGTGAATTCATGGCCAATACATTGACAAAGTCCTTGATCACTGTGCCAGTGCGGCTGTCATACACCTGTTGATCATCGTAGAAGAAGAATCGTGTCTGCAACACTGAGCCAAAATAGTAGGCCAGGCCACGAAAGGTCACAGTGTAGTTTTGATTCTGTACAACAAATTGTACCATCCAGCTGGCATCCAGGTTGGCTCCTGAAGTGTTGCCTGCATACTGCTGACTCCAGGGTTGGTTGGCTGCAAGGTTTTGCTGTGTGATCACATACCAAGTGTAAGGTGTGCCAGTGACAGATCCGTCGTTGTCATAACCCAAACCAAAGTTGCGGAACAACACAATTTGTTCTGAGATCTGCTGCTCAATGGCCAAAGGCAAGTCAGTCACAAACAGCGGAATGATAGTATCCACAATGGCACCAGTGGGCACAAAGTTGTTGATTGTGACCGGACCTTGACCGTTGGCAAGATTGCCTAGTCCGTTGTTGTAACCGGTATCAATCACTTCCAAGGGCGATGCCCAGATCTCCAACTTTTCATTGGCTCGTGTGGGTGAGCCCAACTGCAATCTATTGTTGGCATCAAAATAGTAGCCAGTGGGTGCCACAAACTTTATCAAGCTGTTGACCACTGCATAGTAGAAGGGATTGGTGGTATTCAGTGTGGGACCAATGGGTATGGGCGTTCCTGCTGCATTGCGGAAGTAGCCCGTGGTTTCGTTGGCCAAAGTGGTGCTTTGATACCATGTTGAACCTGCGGTCAAACCAGTGTTCACTGACTTGCGTGGGAAGTTCTCATAATAGAACTGCAGCATTGTGGGCAGCAACAGTTGTGGCTGCACTTGGTTGGTAATAAAGTCCGCTATTTCGTTGCGGTTGGTCCATGAAAACAGCAAGGTAGGCAGCACGTTGTCGCGCCAGATGGCACCGTCACTGCCAAAGGTGTTGGTTGAGCTATACTTGCCGGTGTTGTCCACTAGATCAAGATAACGACTGGTTCCAATACTGGCACGATTCAAGGCCTTGCTCTTGAGAATGCTGTTGTAGGTAGTGTAAGGAAACAAATTGTAGTCCTCACCGTTGACCATGCGATTTTGAGTGTAATAACGTGCCGGAGCTCGTTGCTTGATTTCAGTAATGGGTTCACGAACCTGGCTGTTGCTCACAGGCTGTGTGATACCGCACACAAACGTAATTGTTTCAAGATTGCCTGATCTACTGATATAGCTGATGGGCAAGGTCACTGACTGCATTTCTTCAGGATTGATGATGTACTGTAAACCATTGGATGCACGTACATAGGCACGGAAAGTGCCCACGGGTATTTCAGAAAACACACCGTCACCAAACACCATGGTGATCTGATCATTGGCTCGGCTGGTCACTGAGTAGATGGGGCGCAGTGTGGTGCCCACCTGTTCGGCCGCTGCTGAATAAATGTTTTCTTGGTACAGCCACTCTCGAGACACAGTGCCCACATCATCCAGTTGGAACAGCCAACGGTCTTCGTTGTTGACACCTTCAATGTTTATGTCGACTGTGCGATTGGCAATGCGTTCGGCCAAGTTGAAATCTTGGTTTTGCAGCACGCCTTGTTTGAACAAGAAAAAATAGCCGGTGTTGGCGCTTTGGAAACCCAACTGATCGTTGCGGTACAGAACATTGAATGGCTGATTGGGCTGTGGTGCTGGTTCGTAAAGATAATCTTGACCCACTGACGTTGAAGTCATGGCTTCAAACGGCATGTTAATTCCGTCCACAGTGGCGTTGTAGGGAATCACAGGCAAATAGCCTGGTACCAAATTGATGGCATATTCATCGGTACGAACTCCCAAGATGTTTTGACGGTTGCCTGGCCGTCCCACTCGCTGAGAGTTGACCAGGGCAGCGTTGAGAATGGCTGTGAACTGTTCTTGCCAGTCTGGGTTGGTAGGGTCAGCCCAGTTCACTGTGACATTGGAAAGATTCACACCCTGATAATCATCCACTTGCTCTGTGGTGGTCACACTGAAAACTTTCAACAAGCCCTGAGCAGCGGTGTTGCGTTTGGCTGTGTAACTGACCAGATTGGCCAAACGCACCACTGAGTCTCGGCGCTCGGCTGTGTCAATGTAGTTTTCGCGAGTGTTGAGATCAGTACGGAAGGCCAGGGCCTGGCCCATGAATGCAATCACGTCCAGCAGTGCAATGAATTCCGAGCTTTCAATGTAGTCATTGAAGGTTTCGGGGTAATACAATCTAAGATAGTCAATAAAACTCTTGCGCAGTGTTTCAAAGTCATAGCTTTGGAAATCAGCTTCGCGATAGGTTTGATAGATCTGTTTCCAGTCTTCAACTCCAAATATTGCTGTTTGACGTGTAGTTTGTGCCATTTTGATCCAGATGTCTTGTGGTGTATTTACCGACGGACAAAAACGGCTAAGTTATACGTAGCTGGCGCGGCGTTGCTGCAGATCAAAAAACAGAGACAAGCGTTCAGCATCGGTGGTTGGTAAAACTTCCAGTTCAAGTTCAATCAAGATGCCATTGAGCTGTGGATAAACCTGCACCTCAGTGATCTGTATTCTGGGGTCACCACCGGCCACTCGCTGTACTTCGTTCACGATGTTGGTGCTGATTTCTTCTACTTGATTTTCAAACAAAAAATCCCACAACACAGTGCCATAGGCCGGTCGGCCCGGCAGCTGTCCCTGCCGAATATTAAAGGCATTGAGCAGGTCACGCTTGATCAGCTCAAAACCTGTGAGCGTGAACTTTTTGAACTGCCCTTGAGTGTTAAAACCAATGAATGTTTGTGCCATGTGGTATTTATTGGTTGGCGCTGACCCCTATCTAGGCTTTGATTGGTGGTCTAGGATATCCTATTTCGGCCAGGCCTGGCAAACCACGCTTCAAACGTTCGCGATTGATTCGATCCCAAACTATAGGATCTTTGCCAGTGTAAATCAAGTCTTGATCTTTGCTTTTTCCAAACAGTGATGTTTCAAAATTGGCGCTGGTAGCGGCAGCGTTGCCACTGATACTGGTCAGAACTGAACTTGTGGACGCTATTATAGACGAAGGCGAGGGTGAAAAATTCAAGTCAGGAATTTTGGCACTACCAAAAATTCTAGACGTGGCTGCGTCCAGTGACGCACGATCCACAGAATTTACCACGCCCAGGGGTATTTCAAGTGTTTTAAAACTGTCAGGAATTTTTTCGTTTACTAAATTTACTGCATACTGGGCATTTTTGAGTTGTGACAGTATTTGTTCACGCTGCGGTAATGTGTCAAGAGACCCCTTGGCCAAATCTTGCAAGGCACTGGCCTGTCCGGCCAGACTGGCTGCGGCCAGACTGAGACCTGCGGTGTCCACTGCAGGCAAGTTTTCAAAACCGCCTGACAGTTTGCCCAGTTCCTGCATACCATTGTTCATTAGATTTTGTTGAATGGTATTTTGTGCCATGGGATTTGACAGCAGAGCAGCGACACTGCTTATTCCATTTTTACCAGTGTATGCACTGGGACTTTTCAGCACAGAACTGAGACTGTTGCCCGCAGTGACCAAGGAACTCATGCCGGGTTTCAAGACCCCGGCCGATTCCAATTGTGAAGCGTTGAAACCAAAACTGCCAAGGCCACTGTTGGTCAGCGTTGAGGGAGCTTGTGCCACAAGATTTTGAGCTGTGGCCAAGGCCGATGTCACTTGTGCACTGTTCATTGTGCTGATAGGACCCACTGCTGACAAGCTGCGACCAAAATTGGCAATGTTGATTTCATTATTGAGTGCTAAACCACTGGTGGCTTTTTGTACAGAGCTTGTTAGATTCTGTACAGTACTGCTTGACAATGCCAGAGATCCTGGTGCTGCCAGTGAGCCTATCTGACCCACGGAACCTCTGATATCTGCACCCAGTGCTCCCACACGACCACTGAGATCCTGCCCAAGCTGTGCGGCTGCAGCTGTCAGTCCCTGTGCTGACTGAGTGGCTGCACTGATCACAGTGCCAACTTCAACACCAACCAAGGTGCCACTGTTGAATTGACTTTCGAAGATCTGTCGGGCCTGGGCTTCGGTCATGCCGGGCGGTCCCTTGACTTCAACCACAGTGCCTTTTTTGCTTGAGTCTACCGGTCTAGGATATCCCGTTTCGGCTAGCCCAGGCAGACCTCGTCTCACACGTTCGGTGTTGACTCTACTCCATACTATGGAATCTCTACCGGTGTATACCAAGTCTTGATCTTTGGTTTTTTCATTCAAAAACACACCTAGATCTTGTGTGGCACCAGGAATTGGAAAAGAAAATGTGGCCATTATTTCACCGTCAATGTCACACCAGCTGGCACTGGTTGAGCAGCCGGCGGCGGATCGCCAGAATTGAAACTGACTGTGACATCAACACCAAGATTGTGATAGGGATAAGGTTCGTGTGTGGGTGCTCTACTCACAACACTTTCCAATGCGCCTGGCGCCACTATCCAACCCTGACTGTTGGTAAATGTGGTGTCGTCCAACTGTGTTTTGGTGATAGCGTTAGGTGTTTTTACAGTGTCTGCCGCTGGACCATTGAGATCAATGCCTCCGGCCTTGAAAATCAAACTGTCGCCGCCGCCCCAAGATCCGCTCTTGCTGTTGAGAGTCAAGGTGCCATCGGCCTTGACGCCAATTGTGCTTTTGCTGTAGATGGTCATGGCCTGCTGGCTGGTGGCGGTGAGTGTGGTCACAGCTTCAATGTGTGTGGCCGCATTGCTCTTGATATTGACATCTCGCCCCGCAAACATGTTGATATCTCTGTCAGCATGCAAGTTGATGTCGCCTCGGGTACGCAAGTTGATACTGTTGGTAGCATAAACATCCAGTGTGCCTTCTTGACCCAATTCAATCCAGGCCTGGCCATTGGCATGCACAATGTACAGAAAGTTCCCTGTGTCATTCATTGTGATTTGATGACCTTTGGTGCTGCGCAAACGCATCAGTGCATTGTTGCCTTCAAGGTCGCCGTCGTCCATGACCAAGCTGTGGCCACCCACACGACCAATAACCTTGACTTCGTTGGGTCTCACTGATCCAGATTGAATTCGCTGTCGGATGTCGTTGGGCTTGAGGCCGCCCTCGTATATTGCAGTGCCTGGGGTAGAAATGCCAAACACTGCCGACGGAGTTTCGCGTTGACTGCTACTGCGTATGGGTCCGCGTTCAGGATCTGCAATTAGGCCCTGTTGAAACATTGTTCCAGCCACAAAGCTCTGCACTGGCTTGACTTTGTCGTAAAACTGTGGATCATTGAAATCTTTGAGATTGGCTGGATTGAGTTCTGTTACTGGCAACAGCGGAGCTGCGCCCATGTAGGCTTCTTGATTGGTGTTGTTGACTTGATATTTGTCTGTGGCTCCAATGGCTGGAACCATGTGTCCTTGTCCGGAGTCAGGAATCACCCCCACATAGTATCCCAGCCTGCGATCACCGTTGATGAAAAAACACATCACAGTGATACCTAGGTCAGGC